TACCGAACACATGACCAAACGGACACTTACCACAATCACCACCACAATCTTTTTTTGAAGATTTTTTCACTGGTTCTTCTTTACCACTGTACTCATCCTCATATTCATCGTCTTCTTCATCTTCAACCTGCTTAGATTTTTTGGCTGACTTTTTGGCAAGTGATTCGTCATCGTCATCTTCATCCACAACAACCTTTTTCTTTGTTGTTTTCTTTGGTTCCGGCTCTTCCTGCTCATCATCGTCATTTACAGTAGTTTTCTTTGATGACTTTTTTTCTGTTTCCTCATCGTCCTGTTCATCGTCTTCATCATCCTCATCCCGACCGTACAAAATCTTTTCCACTTCTTCGTAAGTAGGAACGTTCATAATTTCATCGAAACTTATGGCTTTTTCCAGCAACTCATCGGGAATATTGTCATCCCTGTCCTCAAAACTGAAAGACTTAAATTCATTGAATTCAAGTTTACCTTTTGTGACTTTGGAACAGCGGAATTTAATTTCCTTTCCAGCCTCCTCATCCGCAAAATCAACAAAACCGCCCTCATCGTCGTCTCTGGCTTCATCAATAAGTTCCTTTTCAAACAAATAATGACTGGCTTCAAATACCTTGAGCGTATCGGGATTCTTCAAGTCCTGAACATTGTAGAAAACACGTCTTGACGGCTTCAATGCACCAGCCTCATCCTCCTTCCCCTGCTTGCGAAGAATTGCTGACTGCTCACAAATCGGGCAAGGCTTTCCATAGGTATTTTTCAAACAAAGTACGGTCGCCTCAGATGGACCTACTCCACGATGAACAAACACGTCCATCACATAGTCCTTGTCACCAATCTCAAACTCACCCTTCTTAACAAGCGGATGATTTTTGCTCTTAATAATATAAGGTATGATGTTGATTCTGTTTCGACCCTCAGCAGGGCTGAAAAACTGAACCTCACCGTCAACCTTCTTCCAATCCATAACTCCGGCTCTACCGCCACTTGAACCCTTGTTTTCATAGCTTGCCTGATAACGCTTGGCAAGACCACCCTTCTTCTTGTTGACCATGTTAAACTCCTTACTATTTATTCAAATTCTTGCGAATTGTTCTAGCCGTCTGTTCGTTAACGTCTGCTTTAGTTGCGTTGCTCACCGCTGGAGTAGAAAAATAACCTGCACAATACAACTTAACAAGATTATCCAATTCCGACCGCCTTGTTTCCATTGCTGACACCGCAACCTGAAGTCTGGCATAAATGTTCTGGGCGTTTCTGAGATTTTCCTTGGCTTCAATAACCTTCACGTCCTTTTCAAGTTCACTGGCTATAAGTGCCTCGGTAAACTTAATTCCCGAATCAGTGTATGACTTCCTGATAGCAATGTTCTGTTCAGCCATAACCAGCTTCAAGTTGTCGTCGGCTTTAGAAACCTCCCCTTTGGCTGTTATGCAAGCCTCAGCATACCTGAAATACAAATTTGAATGGCTTAAACATTCCTCATCCAACTTGTACTTGTTGATTGACAAATCCTTCTCAAAATCAAATTCGTTGTTTGACTTCTGAGCCATAACTTCTGATTTCTTCATGTGCTTTTCTCCTCGTATATATATTATAGGAACTAAAATAAAAATCAGTTTATTAGAATTAAAAATTACCCTAACAAATCTTCCCTATCCAATATGGCAACCGTCAAGGCGAATTTACCGTTCTTATAGGTGTCCGCTGAACTGAAAGCCTGTATCGTAGCAACAATTTCATTAGTGACACTTCCCTTCAAGATACAACTGTTCATGTAGCCCATAACCGCCTGTCTTACTTTTTCCGCGTCAGTAGCGTCCACGTTTTTAAGCAACTGAAACAATGTCTTAACGTTTGTTTTTTTGCATAACGCACGACACAATTCAATGGTTTCGGAAGTCTCATTGTCCTCACCAGCTTTCAGAACTTCCAACCGCTCTTCATCACTGTCAAGATAAATTACCTTTGCGAGAAGTTTTAACCCCTTGCGACTTCCGCCTTGAGCAATCTCACAGATTCTTTCATAGACCTCCGAACTTATTTTAATTTTTTCCGCTCTGGCTGTTCTTTTAAGCAGGTATGTCATCTCATCATCTGAAAGTGGCTTCACGTTAATTATTGAACAGCGTGTTTTAAGCGGTGCGATGAGTTTCTGTGGGTCAGTGGTACACAAGAAAAAATAAACGTGTTCGGGCGTGTCCTCAAGTGCCTTTAAAAATGCGTTCTGGACTGGGGCAAGCCACTGGTGACACTCATCAAAAATCCAAACGAGAGCCTTTCCATCACTGGGATTGTATCTCATTTGTTCCATAACTTCCCGAGCAGTGTCAATTCCTCGGTTCTCGGCACTGTTTATCTCATGTATGGACAACGGACCTGCTCCGACCTCCTTAGCCATTATTCGGGCAAGAGTTGTCTTTCCGCAACCAGCCGGACCAGTCATCAAAAAAACATGGGAACCATTTTCAAGTTCCTTTTTTAAACTTTTAATTGTTGCTTCATTGCCCACTATCTCCGAAAAATTTTGAGGTCGATAGCGTCTATACAACTCTGTTCTTTCCATATTCATTTCCTCCTATTATGCTTTTTACCTTTCATAGATTCGCTCATTTTTCTTCTAGTTTCTTCTGAAAAATGTTTCCCATAATTATGATTTTTTACGCCACTTTGATTTTCACTTATCCTCCTTCTAGTTTCTTCACTATGATGTTTACCATAAAATCCATTTTTTACACCTTTATTTGATTCGCTCATTTTTCTTCTAGTTTCTTCTGAAACAATAAAATTATGTTTACCTTTATTTGATTCGCTCATTTTTCTTCTAGTTTCTTCTGAAACAAATCTTCCAATTTGTGCTTTTCTTTGATTTTCAATAGATTCTTTTGACCTCTTTTTTCCTTTATGAGATTCGCTCATTTTTCTTCTAGTTTCTTCTGAAACGAAATACTTCCTTTTTGATTTCAAAACACCCTCACTAATTTTTTTTCTAGTTTCTTCCGAAAGATGTTTTCCTAAATTTATTTTTCTTAATTTTTCTTTTGTTTCTTCTGAACGTTTCTTACCTTTATTTGAATCTCCATTTCCACCATCACCACCTGAACAAATATTATATTCAGCTTTCCCTATTTCACGATATAAAGCAATATAAATCTTTTCCAAAACATTTATATTTTCTTTAGTTTCAGTAATTGCAAGAATTATTTTTGAAAAATTTTCTTTACCATACTTTTGAAAAGCCTGCAATATAATTTTACCACTACCCATATAAGAATCATTAAGATTATTAGTCTTATGCTGACCGATATATGTTTTACCATTTACTTTATTTGTAATTTCATAGATATAATACATTTTATCACCTCAATAAAATTATACCAACTATTTTAATAAAAGTAAATGGTCAGTATTTCCATTTTTTTGCACCACCTTTAATCCTTGAATTTAGCAATATCATCTTTTGTTACATTCATTGAAGCTAGTAACAAAACACTATAACCAATCAAATCAGAAACATCATTCACCCTTGTTTCTTCACAATTTTTAATTCTACCAATTTTATCATCAAGTCGGATTTTAATGGAATTAGTAGAATCTCCTTTATAAAAAATATTGTTTGGATTCAATGCAGAATCACCGTACTTTTGATTTTTATACAACAATAAATCTTTCATGCTATCACATATTTCAACTATTTTTTCCTGTGATTCTGTTAACTTTTCATATCTCACATCAAAATAATCTGAATATTCCTTGTACTTTTTCTGTTTTTCTTCTTGTTCTTTTATTTGCATTTCAGAACCAATATCTTTTGGCATTTTTTATTCCTCCATACATATATTATAGGGCACCAAGATTATTCATTGGCATACATACTACTTTATAATCGCCTGCCATAAAAACTCTAGGTTTATACCCAACTTCATATTGCCTTAAAACAACGTTTTTCGACAGGTGAAGAATTATATAAAAAATTTTCATCGGCAGGCTGAATTCCTCAATGTCGCACTGGTCCGCAAGTAGGTTATTAAGATAAACGTCACCATAAAAACCAGTAGTCTCCGTATCATCATTGTATTTGAAAACTATCTCATCGTTACGAAATGTCACGTAACTTTCATCACCAGCCTTAATGGCAGGTATTTTTTGGAAATGTATTCTTTTCTCAATATACTTGCCGTCAGGAACCACCCTCTCCCACGGCACCTGCTTTTCCAAGTCCTTCATATCCGTTTCTTTGCCGTCAACAACTATTGTCAAGCCGTCCACGGTAATTGATTCTTTGGCAGTTTTTGCGTCCAAAGGAAAGCTGAAATTATCCTTATTATCAACACAATCCGAACAGTCCCTGATAACCATATTTTTTCCGTCAGTGGTGACAAAAAAGTTTTTACTGACTGTAATTCTGTTATTAAACGGTCGTTCATTCATTGTTTTCTTTTCTTTTTTACAAAAATCAGTCATTACCCTGCAAACCTCGTCAAATTTTTTTTTATTCGTAATAATCATTTGTCTTCTCCTTTGTTATCTGGAATCATGGATTTTATTTGGGTTTTTATAAAATATTTTTATTTTTTTTACATTTTTTACTGGTATTTTGTATAGTGTAAAAAACCTACTATTATAAAAATAATAATTCACCAGCATAAGGCAAAGACTTTGCCCAGCCGATAAATGATTCAGACCATTCCGACAGCTTGTGATTTATTCTTTGCCGTACCATATTCAAAATGTTTTCATAGTTCATAGTAACTGTTCTTTTTTGTAACCAGCTTTCAGGCAATAATCTGATTAGTTCTTTCCAATAGCGTTTATCTTTTGTTTCATTGTATTTCTGCCTTAAATATTCACAAGCCGTTATCACATAATCCCACCAATCCATAGTTGTTTCAACATATTGTGATAAACAATCAATTTCAACTTTTTCAAAATCATCCATTTCAAAACAATCTTTTGTAATTGGTGTACTTGCCAACTTGTGCATTGTGCTTGTACTGTTTGCAACCGTTCCGACTTTGTAAGTGTCAAACTCTTTCCACCAATACAGTGGAGCGGTAATTATTACAGACACTCCTATTTGACGCATAAACTTTCTATGTTCCGAACCTGCTTTTATCAATGATTGAAGTAATTTCAAATCATTTTCACCAATTACTGTATTTTCAATTTTTCCGTTATAACATTTAAAAATCGAATCACTTTTATTCCAACTATTTTTTGGATTTCTAGCACCTAAAATTGCGTTATAGATGTTATACACTGATGTATCTTCAAAAAGCATTATTTTCTACCTCCATTTAATCTACCTTTCACAAATCCTTCAGGACAAGCAAAAGCCGATATTGTAATAAACCCGTTATTATACCAATGCCTACCTTTCATTTTTTCAGATTGCCTTTTCTTTTGTTCTTCAGGTACTTTAATTCCAAAATGAGGATTATTTGAACCTGATAAATCTTTATTTTTATTAGGATTATTAGATTTAAAATAATCACTTCTCCTTTTTAATTCTTTATCAGATAAATTTAATTTTTTACCTCTTTTAGAATTTGATATTTTTAATTTTGTTTCCTCACTCCTAATAACACCTTTGTTTCTCGATATTCCTTTATTTGATTTAGATATTTTTAATCTTGTTTCTTCAGGAATTATATGACCTTGCAAACTTTCAGATAACTTTTGAAAATATTTTTTCTTTTGTTCATCACTCATAAACTCTGTAATAGAACCACCTTCACCACCTTTAGCAATGTTATATTCACATTTACCTTCTTGTTTAAATAATTTGATAAAAACGATTTCAAGAATATCAGCGTTTTGCTTTGTTTGTGTGATTGCCAAAATTGATTTTGAAAAGTTTTCAACCCCATATTTTAATTTTGCTGATTTAAGATAAACCCCACTACCCATATAATTATCATTATTTATAGTTTTATTCTTTGGAATTTTTCTTTGCCCAACATAAGTTTTATGATTTATGAGATTTTTAATTTCATAAATATAATACATATTTATTTTTCCTCCCTCATGCCTCTAAGAGCGTGTTCAAAGCCCCATACTTCCGTATTTTCAAATTTCATTACAATAATCCTCCAATATTATCATTTGTTTTAATTCCAAAATCCCCCAACCTCTTTTTTGCTAAATCAATATACCAGCTTCTATCCAATTTATCTACAACTTTTAACCCATTAACATTTCTATTAACTATGAAAGCGTGTTCGGGTGTGTTTGCAAACTTTTCAACCGTTGCTCCTTCATATTTATATTTGCCCAAATAAGTATCCTTGTCATTCTTACTAGCAAAAACCCTAAAAGTCTTGTCAGTTAAATACTTGTTATTATGCCAACCGCCTTTGTAATTACTGGATATTTTTACTATTTTTTGAAACTCCTTTAGCACATTGCAATTATTAATAGTGTCTTCAACAGGTACACCACTCATCATATAATCAACAAGCGCCTTGTTAATTATGGGTAAATCGTAATTCAAATCACTTAACTCCATCACATACGCACCCTTCCTTTCAAGTTTACCATTTGCAAATCTAAAGCAATAATTGTTTACGTCTTTCTGAAATATTTCCGTTATTTCATCATAAGCAAGAGTCATTCCTGTTCGATGTTCCCAGCGGTGACAAATATTTTTCACCTTGCTAATTTTTTCTTCATTGTCTTCAACTTGTATAATCAGTCCATCAGTATTGCTTTGAATTAAAGTTATATACGGTTCAAGATGTTCCAATAAATCCAAAAGCATTAACTGCCCATTGACGCAAATAGCATTAGCTTGCTTCGGGTCATAAGCCAATGAAAATTTATCTTTCATCATGCCATAAGCTCCATTCAACACTATCTTGTAGGGCGCCTGTTCTTTTTTCTTTCCTTCCGCTTTTAATTTTAACCTATATTCATACACCTGTTTATATCTTTCGGGATTGTTGCTGTTTCTTGTCATAAAGCCATAGGTTATAATTTGGGAAGGATAATAGCTGTTTACGTCAACATGAAAAATTATTCCCTTGCTATGCAATGGGTTAATCGGCGAACCGTGCAACCCTCCCCACCCGAACTGATGGGGAACACCGCAAACATCAAGACTAAATGATTTCTTATAATCCCTGTTAGTCGGTTCATTAAACCAATCCAGCGCCTTTTTATATTTCTTCAAATGTATTTTGTCTATTATTGGAAAATTAAATTCGTCATTGTGTTCCTTCTTTTTGCACTCAAGAATATTTGCTGTTAATTGCGCTTGTGTTAAACCTATCATTTCAATATCCATGTTGAAGGTTTCAATTAACTGTATTTGAGATTCATACAAATATTTATTTCTGCGAAATACTTCCAATGTTTCGTTTACGTCATGCACGTTGTATTTTATTGTCTGCCTAATTTCTGAAGGTGTCAACAAGCGCATTAAATCAAAGTCAACTTCCGTTTCACGAATGTCGTCACCCATAAATCCTTCAAGTGTCTTCAGGCTGTTGCTGGTATAAATGTCAAAATTCAAAAAAGTTATGTTTCTAAATTCCTTACTAATCTGCCAACCTTTTAACCCTTTGAAAATTATGTCGTCATTTATTTTTTTTGGGTTCATACCAAGTAGCAAACCTTTCATAATAAAAGTGTCATAATTTCTGCTATTGTATCCCACCCATATTTGATTCTTATGCTTGTTATAATAACGCTTCAATGCTTGCGTATCATTAACAATAATTGTTTGTGTTAATTCAATTGGATTCAAAACGGTTACGCACCAATCGTGAACAAAAACTTCAAAGTCGTAAAAATTAAGGCTATAAGGATATTTTTCACCAGTAAAATCCTGATATTTTTCAGCATCAAGTTTTATAGTTTCGTGCATTTGCACTCTTTCATCTTCGGGAATTAAATTATTGTAATCAATTTTTACATCTTCCTTTTTTGGTACTATTTCTTTTTTAGCTGGTTTTTTATTTTGCTTTATTTTCTGTTTACCTTGCAACAGGTTAATATCATCAACATCCAAAAGACCCATACAACACTCCCAAAAAAAAAAATAGAACGGAAGCTATCATAAACTTCCGTTCCAAAAATAAATTATTCTTCCGTATCAGCGTTCAAAGTACAAAGTAAATGCTTTGAGGATTCAGTTACAAAGAGCATCCTTGGCAAGCTCTTTCCATTAATAATTGGTCCTTCCAGCAAGAAAAATTCAAGGGTTCTTTGTGCCACGAACTGCATCATATTAACGTCAACATAAACAATAAAACTTTCAAAGTCTTCGTTTATTTTTTCTTCCCATGCTACTTTTTCATTGTACTTACCGGCACTTCTTTCCGAACTTACTTCAATTTTTTCCTTGCTTATCTCAAGGCGAACAACAAGATTGTCATGAACGTTCATTCCAAAAGAAACAGCCCTGTCAATTGCGTTGAACAAATCTTTTGGAAACTTTGTGTGCAACTTTGCCTTTTCCGGATTTGAAGCGTTCATTATGTTCGTTAGCTTTTCAACAGGATACATTTCCGAGTTCAAAGTTTTAATTGAAAACATTGTACCATCTTCGGACTTAAAATGAGCCCATGTACCTTGCAACTGAACAGCAACTAATTTTCTTAGCTTCAAAAGTTCGTTTGCACTGTTGTCGGAAATCCAAAACTTAGGAAGTTCAACCCCTTTCATGGTGTAGCAATTCATTTGATTTCCATCTGTCGAAATTACCTCATTTCCTTCAAAACAAATTCCGGAAAGCTGTGATTTATTGACAGACATTTTGCAAGCATTGACACCAGCAATGAAATCATCGTTCAAGCTAATCCAAGCGTCCTCAACTGGAGCTATGTTCTTCAAGCGTGTTTCAAAATCAAAATTAATTAGTGACATTTCCGCTTTCGCTTTTCCGCATTTCAAAAGCCATGTTCCATGTTCCGTCACACTGAACTTAATTTCGTCAACTGGAAACTTGCTTATAATTTTGAAAAATTCTTCCGCTTTCACGCAACCTTCAGGACCTTCCTCAAGCAACCCTTTATTTTTAATGGGTACTGTGACGGAAATTGAATCGTTATACGTAAAAATTCTTCCATCGTGAAACACAAAGGAATCCGCACCTTGCAACACCGCTGAACCAGTTTCAATTCCAGGCATACAAGCTTTCAAGCTTTCCAACAGTTCTTTTCTTTGAATTGTCATATATTACTCCTTTTATAATATTATAGGAATCAAACTAATTTATTAAACAAACTAATTCCACTTAACGCTATACCATCATTTATTGAATCAAGATTCAATAAAGTCTGCTTGTAATAACTTTTTTTCAGTTCAACCCCGATTCCTTTTCTACCCATCTTAACACTTTGATAAACTTCTGACCCAACACCCATAAAAGGAGTAAACACTATCTCACCTTTATTAGAATAAAGCTCAACTAATCTAGCAATAACATCCAGTTGCAAAGGATGAACGTGCTTCTCATCATCTTCATCCTTACTTTTTCTGAAAGGCAGAACATTCTCATTTCTTATATCGTCCCATACAGAACTAGCATATCTTTGCCAAATATAATGATTAAGTTTAGTTATCTCACCTTTTCTGTCCTCTGAAATCTGATTGAGTTTATTCCAAAGCTCAACAGCATTATAATTAGTATCGTTCGCATTATTATAAGCTTGAAGCATTAACGGTAAAATCGGAACATCACCATAATATTCAGTTATACCGCAAGGATGCTTCACTGGAACTTTGTTCTCACCATTTCTGATAAAAATAAGCACATAGTCAGGCATTGACGGATAGCACTTGCAACTATCTTCAACAATAAACTTATGCATCAAACTTTGAACCATCGTTCTTAATCTTATCTTCAAAGGTTCCTTCCAAATTGTTATTCTTGAAGCATATTTGAATCCATACTTTTCATGCAATGATATTATTTCATGAGGCAAATCCCATAGCATACCCTGAGCATTAAAAGTATCAGCACAATGAATTGCATTTATTCTACCTTTTTTTGTAATCCTAGACATCTCCTTAACAAGATATTCATAATTTTCCAAAAATTTTTCTTTAGATTCACAATTACTCATATCTCTAGGGTCACTAGAATATTGATACAATCCTGCGAACGGTGGAGAATATATAGATAAATCTATAGATTCATCTCCCAATTCACGCACAACATCCATGCAATCACCATTGTAAACTGCATACTCATCAGTAATTTTCTGGTCATTAACTGTCATAACATACTCCTATTAAATAAAAGAAGGTAATCTCATTTTACAAGATTCACTCTTTTTATAATCAGCATAATATTTAACTTGATTGTTAATCAATTTATGATATAAATCATCTGCTTTAGTTGACTTCTGGTTCAATGCTTCTAAAATACGACTTGAATTTTCAGAAATAACTAAATCAACAAAAACATTTTTTTTCTGACCGAATCTCCAGAATCTTCTTATCGCCTGATAATATGATTCATAACTGAAAGTAGGAAAATAAACTGTATAATTGCAATTCTGCCAGTTCAAACCTAATCCAGTAATTGATGATTTTGTAACAAGTCTTTTGATATTGCCTTTTGAAAAATTTATCAAAATATCTTCTTTCTCATCTATTGACTGACTACCGATTATCTCATAAGAACCCTTGTCCATTTCATGCAACAATTTACTCTCATTATTCGTATT